GCTTATGCCGCCCATCCGGCGGCACAAAGCCTTGCGGGATAGTCAGCGGGAAGCCCGACGTGGTCATCGGGTCACGCACCCATTCACCACCACGTTCTGAGCCCTTCGGTGCCCTAAGCTGATCGGGGCGATACTTGGCTATGTTACCGTTCAGGATGTCCTTGATGAAGAACAAGAACTCTAGGACGGGATCACCAGAGTCCTTAGCAAGCCGCTCACGCATGCGCCTGCCAATGAGCGCATCGATAGTCTTCTCGAGAGCGTACTGGACCTGGTCTGGACCTATATGCAGCTTCGTAGCAAGGCCAGCAACGCCAGTCCAGATAATACCTGATAACACCGTGGGATTGAGCCCAGTATGGGCAAGGGCTTCGACAGCAGGGGTGACAATATCGTTGATCACAAGGTAGGTTGAAACGCCTGCAACGCCGTAGGCAACAGCGTGCTCGGTGGTGTTGACCTCCTTAGTCAACCACTCCTTGATCCTAGGTGCAGCCGCAGCCCAAGCCCCACGCCATTGACCGCCCATAGCTGAGCCAGCCGGATGCCGAGGCTGATTGGGATTGTACTTGATAACGTCGTTGGGCAGCAGCACCACGACGTAGATAACACCGTCCTCCTCCTTAGACAGGAGCCAAGGCTTAGGCGTATCCTTATCGATGAGCTTGTAAGCACGGATCCAGTCCGGCTTGATTGTGCCCTCAAAGCGGTAGTCGTGTGAGAACTCGTCGGTCTTGAGGTGACCAAGCTCAGCTTTGGGGATATCCACCGCGAACACCACCGGCTGGGTGTTGGTTACCAGAGCCGCCATCTGGGCAAACTGCTCAGCACTTAGCATGTTCTTGGCAACGTAGACCGAATGCCTGCGACCAGCGCGCTCAGAGGGACTAAGCCAGTCGTAAGTAAGGTCTGCTAACGTTGGGCGTGTACCTTCCGCAAACCCAGGAATTGCCACCTCGGCAACGTCGTGTGCCCATGCGTCTGCACCTAGCGCGCGGTTGAGTGGGACATCGGCAGGCTCGAGGCCATTATCCAGGATGCTTTGCAGTGCAGCGGTGGATGATCCGTGATACGCAGACTGGGCATCAGCCCCTGCGCCGGAACCAACCTCCACCCACTGGCCCCCAATCGCTGAGCCCCTGGGAGCGCGGGGCTGCGTAGGGCGGAATTTACTGACCCTCCCAGGCCAGGATCCAGTTCTATTTGGATCGTGGAAGTCAGCCATCCATCGCAAATGCGGTGGGTACTCACTAGGATCATCCTCGTGCTCGTCATATTCGAGCTCGTAGCTCATGCCACCCTGAATCATGGTCTTAAGGTCAGGACCACCGTAGGGCGCGAACTTGCCGCCATCCTCGTTACCCTTTGGATGGCGCGGATGCTTAGACTCATCCCAAGCCTTGGCGAGTGTGCCTTTAACACGCCCAAACCGTAGCGGGTGGACGCGGTGCTTAAGACGTAGAGCCAGCAGGTCGTTACCACTATCGATAACCTGATGCTTGTCCCTTGCTGGATCGTAGGCCCAGATGCCGTAGCGCCCCAGGGTCATGATGAGCTCGCCAGTGTCTGCGTTAGTCACCGGCAATGACTCACCCATATCGGTAGCGAATGGTGCCTTCGGGTCGTTCGGGTTGCCGTAGTATTCAGCAATCTTAGCAGGCCCAAGGTAGTCCGGCTCCAGCCCAGTAATTTCCGACAGCCCATGCTGGACCCGAATACGATTAGCATCGTGAATGCCATTACCAAACGTAAAGGCCCAACCCCTATCATCAGGCTGACGGCCAGCGAGCACAGCCTCCACATCGGAGGAAGACGCTGCGCCTGCGAAGCCAGGAGCGAACTCACCACCCTGTGAGGTGCCAGCAGGATGACGGGGATGCTTAGACTCATCCCAAGCCTTGCGTGCCTCTGCCAAGGAGAACCTGAGTGGCTCTTCCCCTTTGGCCACGAACTCGTCGTACCCAGCGTCCATCCATGCGGGAGTTTCCGGCGACTGGTGCTCACCCTCGAGCGAGTAGAACCCAGGCTTGAGACGCCCAACCTTGTCGCCAATGTCCTCAGCGCTGCCGTCAAGGGGATAAGCCGAGCCGTTGATCAGACCAATCAACTCACCCTTGCTGTTCACAAAGTAGCCATCCGGGCGCACCGTGGGGTCAGCCACAGGCTTCTTACCAGCAGTGGGATCCTTAGCAGGCTTGCCGAAGCCACCGAACGCACCACCCTTCGCCTTATACAGGCTCATGACGTTCTGCATGTATTTCACGCTACGGTCGAACTTCTTGCGCGCCTCTTCGGCTGGCATGCCGAACGCCTTAGTCCCCGAGCCGTAGGTCAGCGCATAGAGCTCGGCCCACATCTCAGCAGGGGTTTGGATAAACGGCATTGCGTCGAAGTATTCTGTCTTGGTGAGGTTACGGTTGATCTCCGACTGCATAATGGGTGCAATCTCAGACCTAAGCTTGCGCCCGGTCTTGTAGTCGATCGCGTGGCCCAGCTCGTGGACGATAGTGTTCTCCGGATCCTCGAGGGGGATGCCCTGGAAATTGCGGCTGATCGTGATCGTGTTGGTCTTACCGTGGAAGAAGCCCATGGCTTCCTTCCCATCAAACGAGGCAGTGTCCTCGATAAAGACCTGAACGTCAGCCAACAGCTTCTGGTGCCCAACAGGCAGCTTCCGAACCGCTTCCTTGGCGCGTTCTGACACGTCATCGACGGTGCCTTCACCTTCGGGCTTACTAGCAGTGGACGCTCCACCACCACCAGACCAGCGGCCACCCTCCGCCACGCCTTTCGGATGCCGAGGTTGATCCTCCGAATACTTGCGGAACTTGGAGAAGCCCTTACCCACCACACGCTTCTTGGCCTTGCCCGGTGGTGGCTTACCCTTGTTGGGGTTAAGGAAGCCCTGCCCCGCTTGCTCTGCTTGCTGCTGGGGTGACAGCGCCAGCCCTTCATCGATCTCCTTCTGGCGGAAGTCCATGTCCTGCTCTTTGGGATTGTACACGGCACCAAGCATCTCTTCCGAGGGCTCCGGCGCGCGGTTGATACCCAACAGGTCACGCACGTCGTTAATGGCTTCATCATCAGGGGCCATCACCGCGCCAGCATTGGCCATCTGCGATAGCGTTTGGGCGACCTCCATAGCGTCCTTGAACGCCACGTCCTCCGTCTGCAGCTTGGGCTTAAGATCCTCGTCAAAGCCATTGAGATCCCAGAGCGGTCCAAGCAGGTCAGCTTCGAACGCCTCCGCGATATTCATCAGCACCGAGTTGGCAATCAGGTAGAGGTTCCGGCTCTTGTCCTCAGACATAGCACGGTTGCCACCCTGGTCGCCCATCATGAGGTGCTCCACGCCGATGATGCGCGCCATCTCACGTTGGATACGGTTGATGGCTTGGTCAAGCTCACCTAAGCCAGTCACACCACCCTGCAGGAGCTCGAGGTTGAACTGCGGCAGGCCAGCGATCTTGAAGCCATCAGAGGATGGGCTCTCGTACGGTTGACTATCCAGCACCAGCCCGGTCTGGCTACCCTTGACCTGAGTTTGGACGAACTCGTCCATGTGCGCCACCATGGCCCGGTACTCAGCCTCGGTGATCTTGCCATCCTTCAGGTCCTGGCGGAACTTGCTAAGAGGAGCGCGCCCAATAGGCGTTCCACGTAGGTCGCGCTCATAGCCTCGGGTTTCGAGCTCGTAATACCTCTTGAGCCGCTCGTAGGGCTCTGCAAGGTGGCGGAACATGCCCAACCCTTCCGGGCTGTCGGTGATGGTGTCATCGACCAGGTAGACCAGCTTGCCCCTGGGTAAGGCCAGCAGCTCACCCGTCTGTGGAGAGCGCTGGAAGCAGCCCACGATGTTTCCTGTGTCGTCAATCTCCCACTGCTCAATCGTGAACTGGGGGCGTGGCTCGATATCCTTGAAGCCAATCTTACCGTCCTCGCGCTTGACCGCTGTCCATTCCTGCACACCAAAGCCATGGAAGCGATACATGCCAGCGCGGCGCACGATGCGCGCCCACGGTGTCTTAACGTCGTCGATGACCTCCTGAACGAAGTCGGCCATCTCAACAGCCTTCTTGTCGTCCTCATCGACAGGCACCACGGACCACTCCGGGTGGGCAATAAGGTTTAGGAAATGGTGCAGGCCAGCAGCCACGATCGAGGTGTTGACCGCAATGTCGGTTGCGGTAACGTAGCGCTGCATGCCAGCCCATTTCGAGCTCTTCTCCAGCCGCGATACGTAGCCTCCGAATACTGCTGTACCGGAGGTGCCCATTTCTTTAGTGGGTTTCACCTTCGGCATCAGACCAGACAGCCCACCACCGATCAATCGGCTTAGGAGATTAGCCATAGTCAGTCTCCGTGGATAATTCTAGGCAACTCGTAGCTCGTAGTGCCTGTAAAGCCACGCCAAGGCCAGAAGCACATCACGATAGCGTCGGCTACGTTCGGTGAACGCGTTCCCTCGGGAGCTTTGTCCACTACCAGTTTGTTTGTCTTGGCGCTCATGGTCATGGTCGCCTGACAGAGTTCCTTCTCAATCTGCCTCATAAGCGGAATGTTCGACCGTATCGATATCAGATCGTTGGGGTCGAACTTGTAGGTAGGGTCAGTGCGGGCGCGCCACGTGCGGTAGAACTTGCGGCTTACTTCCCACCAGGCTTGCGCTTTCAGGTTCTCGAACTGGTCCTTGTTCAGGATCGAGTTGGGGTCGCCGGGAACGGAACGCCCACCAGGGTCAAGCACCTTAGCAGCAGCGTTCCACGGTACAACCTTTAGATCCTTGGGCAGCAGGCCCAGGTCAGTGCTCAGCCTGTTGAATTCTGCCTTGACAGACGCTCCGTAGCCACCGCACGAGTCGTAGTTCAGCTCGATAGGTCTATTGTCTTGGCAGGTCTTTATTGCGCGCCGCGCCGTAACACCGGTGTCGCGCTCGCCCCATTCTTGAGCCGATACAAGCACGCGGCCCTTCCGTAGCGCCAGCGCGTTACGGTCTCCGCCACCATCAGCAATGTCGAGACCAGCGGTGAAGGTACCACTATCGTCCAGGCCCTCAATGTGAAGGTCTGCATCGACTGCTGCTCGCACCCACTCCGGCTCGATGATACGTCCCTCAGCAGCACCAGCGTAATCTCGGTCCACTTCGCGGGCGAGAACGTGGGGCGTACCCTGGTCAGCGTGGTACTGGCTAATTCCGTCGTACCACTCTTGGTTCTTGTCAGGATGATCTCGCCAGTCCATGATAAAGACATTGACTTTGTACCTATGAAACTCCTGACCAGGTTCCCAGATTATTCCTGCTTCTCGCTTACGGTGGAAGAGGGTGCCCAAGCCAGACACGGAGGAGATATCGATGGGGACGCGGGTGGTATTGGAGAGCGAGGCTTCGATGAGCTCCGGGTGCTCGTACCACGCAGACTCATCCTTAAAGTAGATAGCAGTACGGTCACCACGACCAATATTGTCACCAACATCACCGCCAATAACTGAACCAGTAGAAGGGTTACGAATACGGCGGAGTACCATAAATCTTTCGCCAAAGCCATCGGGCAGAAACTCCTTTGGCACCCGCCGCAGCAGGATGCGCATTTTCTCAAAGATGCTCTTTGGGTTACCGAGCTCATCAACATACTCGGCCTTCTGGCTTCCCCACCCTACTGACGAACCACCATGGAACAGGAACAGCCACACGCTAACGCAGCAGGCTATCCAGGTAGCGCCCATGTCACGAGACTTCTCAACGAGGCCCGGAGCCTGGTTGGTTAAGCACCCCACCATGAACTCCACTAGCTCCTGCTGGCGCGGGAACATGATCAGCGGGAAGAAGGTATCCTTTCCAGGCGTAAACTCATTCCGGGGATCGTAGGTATCGCACCAGTCATTGATGAAATTGACCGGGTTGTCCTTGTAGTGAGCCTTAGCTACGGCGATCGTGCTGGGA